CTGTTCGATGCGGGCGAGAAGGGCACGGGCGGCCTTGAGTTCGTCGGTTTCTTCGTAGTGGTCGATGGCCTGGAGTTCGCGTTCGTCGCCTTCCTTTTCCTTGGCCAGCGCGTCGAGCCCCGCCACCAGCTCCTCGTAGCTCGGCCGGGCGGCGGGGGTGGCTGCTTGCTCCTCTTTCGCCGGGAACGGGAAGGGGTAGACAGGCTGTGCCTTGGGCGGTTGGGCCAGCACGAGCGCCACGAGACGTCGGCACCGCGCGCGGAAGTCTTTGATCAAGACGTCATCATATGGGAAGCCGGACATTTCCGGCATTATGCTGGTGAGCATCTCGACCACCAGCGCGAACGACTCGGGCGCGGCCAGTGCCAGGCGCTCGGCCTCCCGGTCGCTGAACTGCAGCTCACCAGCTCCACTCGCGGAGAAGACGAGCTTTCCGTTCGCGTCGGCAACGCCGCCGATGTCGTCGTTCTCGCCGAACTGCCTCCAGGGCGTCCACGGGCCGGGGTGTTTCATATCAGGCATTGGGTCCTTTCTCGATTCGGGCGATGAGCCAGTGGGCGGCTTCCAATAGGACGCTCTCTTCCTCTTCTGGTTGCCCCTCGTCGACAATGAACGCCAGCATGTTAGAGAGTTCGACCACGGCCTTCAATGCCTCCAGTAGCTGCGGTGCAGCCAGGACGAGGCGCTCGATTTCTGAAGACGAAAAGCGGATCCCGGCAGGTTCTGCACCATCCATTGCTTCGTCGATGAGGATTCGGCCATTCGCGTCGAGGACTTGCCCACAATCCAACTTCCACGGGCCTGGATGGTTCATGGCGCCCTCCATGTCGTGCGATTGAGAAGCCAGCGAACGAAGCGACTGCGGCCGAGCCGGCGTGAGCGCGCCGTCCACATCCACAGTCGATAGGGCTGCCCAGCCGGGATACGCGATCGCACCGCGGGCTGCTATCACCTCCTGCCCCACAAAGACTGGTGCGACGATATGCACATCCGCGCGTGGGAGGCTCCATCCGTTCGCCTTTGCAAGCTCAGCAGGAGCCGCTCCCGCGTTCCGAAGGGCCTGCAAGCATTTTTGGTATGGCCACCCAGTTACCTTCTGGAGGTGATGCACGCGAGTTTTGAAGTTCATCGCACCTCGTGCGTGATGACGGCATCACCGTGCTCGTCGATGACCGCAATTCCCGCCGCCGCGAGTGCCTTCTCAATTCGCTCGGCGACGCGCCCCTTGACGTCGTGCCCCTGGCAGAAACGGATCACCGTCCGTTGGTCTGCATCTGCCGAGACGGCTATTCGTGCCGTCACGTGAAAGGGCAGGTATTTGGTTCGCGGTTTCAGGACGCTGGCAGCTTGGCTCTTTAATGCTGGCATCGTGTAGGCATCCTACGCCAAACGTGCCCTCGGGCGCAAGCACTTATTGTGCCGAGGCCCACGCGGGTGAAACCCTAGCGGTAGATGCACCCTAGGGTCGCTCTCAAAGACAACGAAAACCTGGTTGTCGGCGCGTTCAAGGAACCTGCCGAGGGACAGAAGCGCGAGGCGCCCAAGGAGTTTCGCGTCTTCCATGCGGGGATCAACAAGTCGAAGAAGGGTGATTTTCTCTTCGATTTGACCGCCGCCAAGTCGGTGATGGCCGCGTTCGCGGCGCGTGGCCCGGTGCCGCTGATGATGGACTACGAGCACATGTCCACATCGTCGCCTCCAGTCATCGCGCCGAACAGCGCCACGGACGTGCAGCTCGAAGTCAGGCCAGACGATGCGGGTGGCCCGGAACTCTGGGCGCTTCCGACATGGACCAACCAAGCACGCAAGTATCTCGAAGAAGGCGAGTATCGCCTCTTCAGCCCGCTCTTTCTCACCGACAAGTCCACGCCGCCGCGAGTGGTGGCGCTGGAAAACATCACGTTGACCAACCTGCCGGCCCTCACCGAGCTGGAGCCGCTAGTGGCCGCATCGACCCCGAACCGAGGAGATCCCAACATGGACCCGGAAAAGATCAAGGCAGAGCACGAAGAAGCAATGAAGCGCCTCAAGGAAGAGCACGCCGAGGAGCTGAAGAAGCTCAAGGAAGAGCACGAGAAGGCTCTATGCGAACACAAGGCGCTTTGTGAGCGCGCTGCCAAGATGGACAAGGTCGACGCCAAGCTGAAAAAGCTGGGCATCTCGTTCGACGACTGGGCTGAGGAAGAGTCAGCCGAGCACAACGAGGACGACGGCAAGGGCAAGGAAAGGGAAGAAGAGACGAAGGCCCTGACCGCGCTCAAGGCGGCCGTACTGGCCATCACGGGCGCGAAGGATGTTGGCTCGGCCGTTGGCGCCGTCACCGCAATGGCGACCCAGCACAAGGAGCTGGTGGCGCTCAAGGCGAGCACCGAGGCTGCCGCAGCCAAGGCGCTGGACGCCGAGTTCGAGACGACTCTCGAAGGTGCCATCTCCAGCCTGCGCGTTCCGCCCGCCCTCAAGGGAATGTTTGTCAGCTTGAAGTCCGCCCTCGGGACCGAGAAGGCTCTGGTGGCGCTCAAGATGGCGATTCCCGCCGAGGCGATGGTTCTCTCGGCAGCTCCGCAACTGCCCACTGGCGAGATGCCGATTGACCCCGCGTACATCGAAGCCGCGAACCGCATCGGCAAGCCGCTCAGCTTCATCACCGACTTCATGAAGAGCCAGGGCCAGCGGGTCTAGCCCGGCAAACGATATCCCCAGAAAACGCAACGAAGGAGACTTCAAATGTCACTCACCAGTTTTCGCGATAGCAAGAAGATGTTTCCCGCCAGCGTCTCCAGCCTTGCGCTGGGCGCGAACGTCCACGCCTTCGCGGGCGGCATCGCCTGCACCAATACCAACACCGGCTATGGCGTCACCGGCACGGCCACCACTGGGTTGGTGGCGCGTGGCATTTTCGCCGCCGATGTTGACAACAGTGGGGGAGGGGCCGCTGGTGCTCTGACGGCTCCGGTGGACGTGGGCAGCTTCTGGCTCGACAACGACACCACCGGCAGTCCCTGCGCGCGGGCCAATATCGATGCCCTCTGCTACATCTTGGATGACCACACGGTCACGATGAACGCGAGCGGTACTTCGATTGCGGGAATCATCCGCGATGTTGGGACGCTGGGAGTTCTGGTCCAACTCGGCTCTCCGTTCGCTTCGACGCTTGCGTCCGAAGCCGGCACCCGGGCAGCCCTCAGCACGGCAATTGCACCTTCGTCTATCGCGGTGCCGTCCGGCATCGCCGCGCTTGTCGGAATCGACGGCCGCCAGGTCGCGGCCACGACGGCAACGGGTGTAGCCAAGGTGGTCATCGAACTGAAAATCGCCGTCGTGGACGGTGCGGGAGCCTCGAATACCGATCTGTTGCTTGATGCCAACTACGGCAAGATCGAAATCCACTCGGCCAAGTTCATCAAGTCTGGCGCCAACGGCGGCACTTCGGACACCGTGCGACTCGCGAACGGTCAAACCACGAACTACATCACAGCCTCGTTCGCACTTTCGGGCGTCGCAGCCGACACCATCACGACGGCGGCCACCATCGCCCAGGCATACAACACTGTGAACGCTGGCGCCTATCTGCGTTCAGTCAACGCCCAGGGCACAACCAGCGTTGCTGGTACGTGGTGGATTACGGGCGTACGCGTCTAACCAGGGGCTAGCCCCGCAACTTTCAGCAAAGGAAAACCCAGATGGCACTCACGCTAGTTCCCAAGACCGGACAAGTTCTTTTCACGACCTTCAATGCGCTCTATCAGGGGGCGTACCAGGCGGTTGAGAAGTTCTACGAGGATTTCGCAACCACAATGCCCAGCAACAGCGAGACCCAGCTTTACCACTGGATCGCGCAACTGCCGGGCATGAGGGCGTGGATCGGCCCGCGGCAAATGAACAACGCCGTGTTGCGCGGCTACTCGCTGACCAACGTGGTCTACGAGGATTCGATCGCGCTCGACAAGTTCAAAGTGAAGAACGACCAGTGGGGCGCCTTCGGTCCCTCGGTCACCGCCTTCGGCGATGCCGTCGGCAAATGGCCAGACCAGGTGATGGCCGCCGTCGTGGACGCGGGGCACACTACCCTTTGCGTCGATGGCCAGAACTTCTTCGACACTGACCACCCGGTCAGCATGTCGGACGCCAGCCAGGGCACGTTCTCGAACATGGGCGACGGGGCGGCCTACGACCTGCGGATCGACCCCGTGGGAGCGTTCAACCTGGCCCGGTCTGCCATGGCGAGCTTTGTCGGCGACGCCGGCCAGCCGCTCGGGTTGCTGGCCGACACGATCATGGTCCATCCCGCCCTGGAGCGGTATGCCACGCAGATCGCGACCTCCGAGTTGATTCCGCAGACATACGCCGCCACTGGCTTGCCGACGGCCGGTTCCATCGTGGCAGCGGCGTCTTCCTCGAACCCCTTCAAGGGCCGAGTGAAGGTCATCGTCAACCCATTCCTCACGAACGTGGCGGCCTACGTGTACTGCAGCAATCGTCCCATCAAGCCGTTCGTGTGGCAGTTGCGTGAGGCGCCCGTGTTCCAGGCCTTGGTCGACCCCACGCTGCCGAACATGTTCGAGCGTCGTGAGTTCGTGTACGGCGCCGAGGCGCAAGGTGCGGGCGGCTACAGCCTCCCCTTCCTCTGCATCCGCCTGAGCAACGGCCTGGCGTCGGCCGCAACGCTGGCGACCGGACAGTCCAGCACGGTCGGCGGCTCCTAGTCTTCTCTTCCCTCCGTCCTGGTTCCGGGCTTGGACGGAGGGATCACAAACCCTCCCGGTTCATCGAGGTAGCAGCCGATGCCCATGTTGTATGTCGTGACCGCAATTGACCGTACCTCCCTCGGGCTTCAAGGCTCGTGGCGGGGCGGTCGTTTCTGGCCTTCTTCGGCCAGCATCACCGTCGAAGTGCAGGACACCGATCAGTGTCCTGTTCTCGACGACCCGAGCAAGCCTGGAAAGACAATTCTCGATCCGCTCCGGATCGGGCGCATCGCCTGGGCGCGCATCATGCTCGACCCGACGCTGTCCAAGAACCCAGCGCCCGAGGGTGCGAAGCTTGAGACCGTCGCCAGGAAGACGGCGGAACAAATTGAGGCCGAGAACGATGACCTTCGCCGGTCGGTTGCGGATTTGAACCAGCGACTTGCGGCCCTCGAAAAGGAACTGCTTGGGGCGCCAGTCTCAGCGCCGCTCGCGGCTGCACCATCGTCCGAAGCACCCGCCCCTGCGGTGGACGTTCCAGCCGTTGAGGCAGAAGCGCCTGCGGTGGATGCGCCGGCAGCGGAGGCCCCCAAGGCCAAGCCCAAGGACAAGACCTGGGGGCGAAAGTAGTAGATGCCTTGGCGACCTCCTCGCAATACTGCGCCCCCACCGACCTGAGTGGCTACGGCATCAGGGCGGAGGCGCTGACCGGGGTTACGCCCGCAAATCTCCAGCTTGCGATCGCGGACGCGAGTGCCGAGATCGATGGCTACCTCCGAGCCCGGTACACGCTTCCCCTCGCAAGCTGGAGAACTGACTTGACGGCCATCTGCTGCCGTCTGGCCGTGTACCGGGTGATGATGATCCGCGGCTTCAACGCCGCCCGCGCGGGGGACGAACAGATCCGCCTGCAGTACGAGGATGCCGTTCACACGCTCGGCTTGATTTCGCAGGGGCGTGTTCACCCGAATGTCGTGGACAGCAGTAGCACCGCACAGGGCGAGGCGCCTGGCGCATTCCCGATCGCTTCCTCCTACCGCAGCCGCGGGTACATGGTGCCTGATGGATACCATGGCGGCGCATTCCAGGGGAGGCGCTGATGGCGTCTGTCACCTGGGACAAGACTCTGCTGGCGGCCAAGATCGCGAGCCTCCATGGTCTTGAGGCCGGCGCGTTCAAAACGACGCTGGCGCAGCTCATCGCGGCCGGCGGCGTGAAGCTGACGATGGACACGTTTCGCAAGCAGGCGGACCCCTACGGGCAGGCGTGGAAGCCGCTCAAGCGCGAGCGCAGCCGAGACAAGCGGGCACGACTGCGGCGCGAGGCCAAGGGGCTGAAGTCGCGCGGGCAGAAGATTCTCGTGAAGAGCGGGCGCATGCGCGCCAGCACGACGGCGATTCAGAGCGGCAACAGCGGCGGCGTCGCCATCCCGACGGGGTATGCCGCCGCTCACCAGAATGGCGCTCACATCGCACCCCACACCCGACTAGCCAGCTACGAAAACGTCACGTACCGCGTGGGCAATCGCTTCGTGTCCATGAAACAGGCAAAGAAGGCTAGGCGCCTTGGCCAGGAAGTGCATGCCGGGCGCTACAACCGCACGTTCGCCAACGGCATCACGATCCCCCAGCGGATGATGCTCCCGAGCGCAGATCGCGGCCTGCCGCCGACGTGGCGCCAGATGGCCACGCGGGAGTCGCTCGGTCTGATCAAGCGTGTCCTCAATCCAGGTGTGCAGACATGAAGCAATCCTTTCTCGCCCGCGACACCGGCCTGGACGCCAAGCTGGCGCTCTTTGACGGCGGCAGCCTGCGGTTCTTCGCCGCGCCGAAGCCCGCCGATGCCAACACGGATTTGAGCGGGCAGACGCTCCTCGCCTCGTGTGCGTTCGGCTCACCAGCGTTCGCGCCATCGGTCGATGGCGTCGCGACCGCCAACGCTGTGGCGAACGGCGTGGGGCTCGCGGTTGGCACGCTCGGCTGGGCCCGTGGGTTCAAGGCCGACGGCACTACGACCGTTGGCGACTTCTCGGTTGGGCTGGCGGGGTCGGGCGCGGACATCGTGCTCGCGACCCTCAGCATCGACACGGTCCACGCGGTCAACGTCAACGCAATGACCGCCACGTCACAGGATGGGAACTGATGCCAGCCACCCTCATCAATGCGACGGTTGCGGCGGTCGAGCCAGCGGACACCACGCTGGTCAACTCGATGGCGCTGACACAGACGTGCCCGGTCATTAGCAACATCGTCGGGCCGGTCCTGAGCGAGATGCAGATGATCGTTCCAGGACTCACCGTGTACGCGCCCTCAGACGAGGCGGCCGATTCTGCGCCGCCCGCTATCTGGTGGTCGCCGCTGGACGAGGAATGGACAGCGCCCCAGCGCCAGGGAGCGCCCAATGCCCCCGGCCTTCTGTTCGTGCGCGAGATTCCGATTGCATTCCAACTGTTCGGCGGTGTCGCGCCCTCCGGCACATGGCCAGACGCCGAGCTGCCGCTGCACGCCTGCGACCTCACCGAGATACTGGCGAGCCACCTGGCGAACGTGTTGCAGCGGCGGCTCAGCAACATGGGGTACAGATTTCGCAGCCTCACGTGGTTTCAGCCTGAGCGAACCGGCATCGGCGCAGCGTCGGTGCTGCAAATCAGTATCCGCATGTCGTTGCTCCGCGAGGACAACCCGACGATCCACGTCACCCGGGCGAACGTAGAGGTGAGCATATGACCGAATCTCAAGACGAACCCGAGACCATCGAAGTCGAGTCTGCGCCTCTCACCGTGCGCGACCTCGCGACTGCGGCCGGCCTGCTGCCCGAGACATTCAAAGGCAATGGACGCCGGCCCATTCTTTTCAATCACAAATCCTGGCAGCTCAAGGTGGCGCTCCGGCACCAGGGCTGGACGCTCGATAGTCAGACCACTCAACAGGCATTTGACGCCGCCATTGCAGAAGCGGCGAGCGCGACCGCTCGATAAGGAGACCCCATGGCGCGATCATCGGTAAACATGACCTTCACGGACGGCGGCCTCGGCATCGTGACGGGACCGCTCGGAGGCACCAAGACGCAGTTGATGCTGGGCATCTCGGCCAGCGGGACGCCCAATACCGTCATCCCGGTCAGCAGTCCAGGCGCGGCCACCCGGCTACTGGGCGGCGGCCCGCTTTGGGACGCCGTCTACAACCGCGTCGGTCTTTCGGGCCAGACCATGCTGGCCGTGCCACTGCCGATCAACTCGGCGGGCTCTTGTGGCGCGTGGACCCAGCAGGGCACGGGCGCGGGCATGGTTTCGGCTACGCTCGGTCCCTGGCAGCAGATTCTCGCGAAGTGCATCACGCCTGGCTCCGTCGGGACCGCCAGCTTCCAGTTCTCCGTCAACGGCGGCGCCTACAGCGCGACCGTCGTGAGCATCGGCACTTCGTGGGCCTACCGCGTGCCTGGCACTCTGACTACGTTGACGTTCGCTGCTGCCACCTACCGGGCCGCCGACGTCTACACGGTCGCCACCACGGGACTCATCACGGTAACGTCAGGCGGTCCCACGACCGTCACGCAGGCGTCGAGCCCGATGGACGCCTATGAGCTTCAGGTGACGATCACGACCGCGGGAGCGCTCGCTGCCGCGCAGTTCACCTACTCACTCGATGGCGGGAACACCGTCTCGGCGCCCATCACGACCGCCGCGACCGTCGTGCTGCCCAACACCGGCGTGGTGCTGGGCTTCACCAGCGCGGCCTACGTGGCGGGGGACATTTACACCGCCACCTGTGTAAATGCTGCCTATCAGGCGAGCGACGTGACAGCGGCCATCGTTGCGGCCCTCGGGCAGAGCACACCTTTCGAGGGCGTGGACTGCATCGGGATGCCGGCCAGCGCATCGAGCGCGTACTCGTTTGCGTCTGCGCTCGACCTCGAACTGCAGGCAGCCGCCGCCAGCAATAAGGTGTTCCTCTGGGGGATTACGAATTGCCCGACGGTGCAAGCCGACACGACCGTGGCCTCGGCCTTCTCCTCCTTCACTTCGGCGACGGGCCGCGTCTCGGTCTGCGTCGGAACCGAGGATCTGACGAGCCTCGCGACTGGACTCATCCTTCGCCGGCCCATCAGCTGGTCCTACGGAACTCGCGTCGCGAGTATCCGATACGCCGAAAGTCCGGGGTGGGTTGGGCGTGGTAGTCTGCCGGGTATTGATGCCATTCAAAACGCCTACGGGACGACTGGTCTCGACGGCGCCGCCACGGCCGACACGTTCGACAGTGCCCGCTTCGTGACTCTCTGCCAGGGCAACGGATACCCGCCCGGAACCTATGTCACCCATCCCAACACGATGGCACTGTCGACGAGTGACTACAGGCGGATCATGGGTCTGCGAGTGGCGGACTACGCCGCTACCATCGCGCAGGCGGCGCTGACGCTGTACCTGCAGGCTGACTGGCGGATCAATCCTGACAACGGCCAGCTCGACAAGCGCGATGCCGGGACCATCAACGCCAAGATCACGCAACTGCTGGAGGACGCCCTGATCGGCCAGCCCGGCACCGCGACCGACAACGCTAGTAGCGTGACGTTTGCCCTCGACCCGGACACCGACCTGCTGAGCAACTCCACCCTGCTCTGCACGCTCGTCTGTGTGCCGAAGGGCTACAGCGATCAGATTGACTGCAACTTCGGATTCTCCAACCCGCGCCTGACGGCGTCCCCATAAGGAGCCCCATGAATTACCAAGACATTCTCAGCTACCCCGACACTGCGGGATTCGCCCTTTCGTTCCCGAGCGTCGAGATTTCTCTCCTCGGGATCAAGAAGGTCGTGGCGACGAAGTCCTACGAGTACACCGACGGGCTCAGCATCGGCAAGGGCTGGGGCACCAGCAGCACGCGCCTCATCCGCACGCGCGGGCAATCGGACCCCACCGGCACCTGGGAGGTGTACCGATCGAGCTGGGACATGATCGCTACGACGCTTGCGGTGGTGGGCGTGAGCGGGTTCAGCGAGTTGGTGGTTCCGATCTTCTTCAGCTACGCGGAGCCAAGCAATCCGGTGCTGACCGTGACGGACCAACTGTTGGGTGTTCGCATTCACAGCCCGTCCGCCAAGGGGCAGGAAGGAACCGACCCCCTGACCATCCCCCTGCAGCTCGACATCACGTCGATCGTTTGGGGACACCCTGGCATTACTCAACTGGGCCCGCTGGGCTCCGTCATCTGATCCGACAACCAAAAGAGGTAGTAGCCAATGGAATCAACATTACCGCAGACGCCACAGCCCGCAGAAGATTCCGCCGAAGTGGCCGCCATCAAAGCGGCCAAGATGGCGGCGGGTATCTCGTACCCGTTGCTGGTCCTGCCGACCGACGACGGCACCCGCACCGGCAAGGAAGTGCTGGTGGCGTTTCGCCGGCCCTCCGGCGCCGAGTGGCACCGTTACCGCTCGGAGTCGCTCGACCGCAACCCCGAGGTGCAGGCGAACGCTCTCCAGTGCATCGTGGTCCCGTGTGCCATCTATCCGGCGCGGCCCACGTTCCTGCGCATGCTCGACGAGCGCCCGGGCCTGGTAGAACAGTTCGGCTCCGAGTTGGTGGAGTACGCGGGCGCCGACCGCTCAAAAAAAGTCACGCTGCTGTAGAGGCGTACCAGTACGCCAGGAAGGATCTGGTCCAGATGGCCGAGTCTCTCCTGGTGCTCTTCGGCAGCCCGGCAGATGACCGAGCCGTCATCGGAGCATTGCTGGTTGCCCGCGGGCTCGATGACATCGGCACTTGTGCCGAGTTCGCGCGCGGCTACGCGGAAGCGCTATCGAGGAGACGCTGATGCCCGGCGACGGGATCAAATTTCTTATCGAGTTGGACAGCAAGGTCAGGGGTGCGACCGCTGCGGCCGGCGCTCTTGGTGGTCTCGGCAACGCAGCTGAGAAGGCGAACGAGCACATCAAGGGCATGGGCAAATCCGGCAAGGGTCTCTCGCAAGACGTCTTCACGGCCGAGTTCGCCGTACATGCCCTGGAGCACGCATGGGAGGGCGCCAAGTGGGCGGCGGAGAAGGTGCGGGACATCGTCAAGGAGACGATCAACATTGTTGCGGATGCCGAGCGCAGCAAGATGGCGCTCACCAATCTGATGGGCAGCGAAGGCGCCGCCAGTAGCAAGATCAAGTTCCTAGAGAAGTTTTCACAGCTCACGGAGTTTTCCAAGCAGGAAATGGAAGGCTTCGGCATCTCGTTGCTGAAGGCCGGCTACAAGGGTCGGGAATTTGAAGATGCCTTGGCGGCGATAGCGGACGTTACGGCGATATCCACCGAAAAGATTGGCGGCGCGCAGGATGCGCTGTCCGCCCTCACGAGCATCAAGCTTACCGGCAAGCTCGACGCGCGCAAGCTGAAGGGCCTCGGGCTCGATGCTCGCGACGTAGCCAAGGACATCGGCAAGGCGCTGGGCATGGACCCCGCCGTGGTGAAAAAACAGCTCACCGACGGCGCCATACCAGCCGCCGCAGCCTACAGTGCAGTCCTTCGTGCGATTGAACGCAAAACCGGGAAGGGGCTGAGTGAGGCTGGCCAGGCTGCAGGTAGAACCCTCAGCGCGAAGCTGACCCATCTGGGTGAGCTGCCCGGACGCCTCATGGCGAAGCTCGAAGGCACGCCCGCGATGGAGCGGATCAAGGACCGCTTCGACAAGATGCTGGGCGCGTTGGATCCAGACAGTCCGAAGGGGCAGAAGATCATCGGCGGTCTGGAAAAGCTGATGACGGCTATCTCGGACGTGGACCTAGATCCACTGTTCGCCACGCTGACAAAACTGCCGGGCACGCTCGCCATGTCAATTGGTCCCATCGCAGAGCTGGCGGAGAAGATGATCAAGCTGGCGAACGCCGTTGCGTCCCTGCCGCATCTCGGGGAGAGTCTGGGCGATCAATTGGCGCAGCAGGTACTGGACGATAAACAGGCTAACTTTCGCTTTGAGGAAGAACAACGGAGAAAGAGGACCGGAAGCAAGGCCGCCCTACTAGACATCAACCCGCTCGCACCCGGCTACGGTGTGCTGGCAGCAGAACAGCCCGCTGCGCCTTGGTCGATGATGCCAGCAGAACAGCCCGCTGCGCCTTGGTCGATGATGCCAGCAGAACAGCCCGCTGCGCCTTGGTCGATGATGCCAGCAGGGCCCCCGCTTCCCAGCGCGACAGCCGGTACTTCGTTGCCCAACATGGCGGGCGCAGCGGCGACGCCAGCCGTCGTCTCTCCGACTGTCACCGTGCCAATCACGATCAATGGCGCGCCGAATCCCGAGGAGACAGGGAAGATAGCGGCGAAACATGTTGGCAACGTGGTTAGGGAGGTCATGGAAAAGCAAGCCTATCGCAGCGGCAGTCGCTCGGCCAAGAGCACGCTCGGAGCTCCAGCCACAGAGGCACCCCGATGAGCAACGCTTTAATGGTCACGCAAGTCGCGGACACCCCGGCCTCCAAGCTCGTCGACCGCACGGGCTACCAAGCCAGCGACGGCTATATGCAGGTCGCGATCCCCTTCTGGGATCAGGAGCCGCAGGTCGACTTCATCGAAGTGGCGGGGGACAAGCATCCGACCTGGGCCACGGATGAGCCCGTCTTCTCGCCCCAGATTTGGGACAACCTCACGCTCGGCAATATCGCGATGCCGGGCAAGTGGCGACTGTCGGGCTCATGCTCGCAGGACATGGACGTCCAGAAACCCCAGGGGTTCGACGGTGGCGCACTGGTGCTGAGGGGCTATGTGCCGGCCTTCATCACGATGGAGGGCACGCTGTGGACGCCTCAGCAGTGGAAGCTGTTTCAGACCATCATTCCATCCATCTGGCGGCGCGCGAACAAGGTCTCGGGCGAGGCTGTGCTGATTGGGCAGAAAGGCCAAGTCAAACAGGCGCAAACGGCGAGCTATGCGCAAATCGTGGCCGCGTTCCAGACGGCCGGAATCTCGCTCAAGCAGGCCACGCAGGCAGCGAAGGAGATGTCAGCGCTGCGAGCGGCGGGAGCGCAGGCAGAGGGAAATACGCCGGTCGGCAAACAACAGACAGCCAGCGGCGGCCTCATCGTCGGCAAGGAATGGGCGCTCGGCATCGCTCACCCGGCGACGCAGCTTTTCGGCATCACTGCGATTGTCATCACGCGACCCTACCTGCCCGAGCCAGGTTCAATCGTCGGCACCATGACGGTCAAGTTCGATGCGCGCGAATATGTGCCCGAGCCGGACATTGTCCCGACGGCCCAGCGGGTCGCAAAGGGCGCCAAGACGCAGAAGCGTGATCGAAACACGCTAGCCAAGCAGGCCGATCCCAGCGGAGAGCTGAATGCCGTTGCACCAGGCGCAGTCCCGAAGAGCATCTGATGTTGACCCTGACGTTTTCCGACGGCTCTACCTCCCTGGTGTCCAAGGGCACCGTGGAACTGCCACGCACGGGCATCTGGATCGCTGATGTCCACATGATCTCACAGGACATCCCGGATGTGGGTGCCCCCGTCGTTGCGACCCTCGGTGCGGTGCCGATGCTGGGGACGGTGGCGGTTGCCCAGTTGGTCAACGGCGTCATCGACCTGCGGGTGGTGGGCGGCGCCGGTGGGCTCGGCAATGCGGCCAATCCCAAGCACTACCATGCGCCCCTGGTGAGCCACGTCCTGACCGACCTGATTCGCGACGCCGGCGAGGTGCTGTCGAACGACTGCACGCCCGAGATCATCGGGACGCCGCTGGAGGCGTGGACGACGCTGGGATTGCCCACCGGCACTATTCTGGCGGCTCTCTGCGCGATCATGGACTGCAACTGGCGGATGATGGCGGACGGGACAACGTGGCTCGGCACCGAGACGTGGCCAGATTGCCCGTCTGATTTCCGCTCCATCACGACCGACGGCGCCAACGCCGCCCAAGTGGTCGGGACCGATGGGCCGGCGGTGTGGCCTGGCACCTTGCTGGGCGGACGGCAAGTTGACTTCGTGACCCACGACCTCGACCACAACCGGACGCAGATCCTGTTCGCGGAGGTGGCGTAGTGAACACCGACCGCGCAGCCGGCGCCTGGATCGACCTGCAGAACCTGCAGGATCCAATGGGCCTGTATGCCCGCATGTATCGCGCGAAGGTAGTGGCCCAGGACGACGACACCGACGAGGTAGATGTACGCCCCGACGACCCTTTGCTGCCCGATATGGCGAAGATTCCCCTACGCCATGGGATACCTGGCGCGCGGGTTTCGGTTGAGATGGGCTCGTACATATTGGTCGGCTGGGACGACGGCCGCCCGGATCACCCGTTCGCAGCGCTTTGGAATCGCGATAGCCACGCACTGAAAGTTTCCTTCAACGCCGACCGGCTCAATCTAGGAGACCGCAGCGCCACCGAAGCCTACGTGCTCGGCACCAGCTATCGCGGCGACGAAGACACAATGCTGCAGCGCCTGCAGCGGGGGCTGACGGCCATGCACGGGGCCTGCACTGGCACCCTGTCGCCGCTGACACCTGGCGTGGAAACGTGTCTGCAGGCAGTGACAACCTTCATCGCGCAAGCGTCGGCCGCGCGTGGCTATCTCTCACCCGTGGTGTTCGGAAAATGACCGACGCCGAGATCATCGCAGACCGCGCTCGAATCGCCTTGGGCAATGCTATCGCAGAAGCGATCCGCGTGGTATCCAGCCGATTCTGGGACGAATGGGGCTCGCGCTATCCCGGACTCAGTGAGACGAGAAAATGGGAGCTGCAGACCGAGCTAGCGGGGCTCATCGAGGCAGCGCGGCTGCGGGCAAATCCTCCAAATTCTCCTGCGCTGGATCGTTTCGTCGCCAGCGGCCCGACCGACCCCGGTAGCGACACACTGATTGAGAAGGTGGAGTCGCTGGACGGCACCGTAGCGATCAGCGAAGACACAGTCACCCACAAAGTCAACTTTGGCGTGACCCCCGCATCCACGAACGGCGGCAAGCTCTGGACTGGATGGGTACAGGACAGGCTGTGGCGCCCAAGTGTTGATGCTGTCTTCTACAATGCGCCCGGCGCCGAGGACCCGACCCTTTTCGCCAGTGGATTCACGCAAATCTCTACCGGCGTATGGCAACGGATTTTGAACGGACCATTCGATGCTTTGCATTTCGACGGCGTGGCTCCGTTCGTCGGGATGCGCGTGATGGCTTGGCATCCGTTTCTGAGCACTGACTTGAACGACCCGGATCGCAAGCTACCAGGCCCCTACGTACTACTCGATACAGGCGAAACGGTCGTTGACCCAATCACGCATGTTCTGACGGATCACTATGTCACATTCGCACGCGCGGGGGATTGTGCCACCAGCGCGCAGGTCTACAGTGGCATTTGGTTTACTGTCCTTGGGGGAACCGCGTACGGCGGGACGGCGTTTCATCTGGTCACTGCCGATCCAATCGAGCTAGAAACCACCATCCTCGACTGGGAACTCGTCACCCCACCGACTCCCGCGCCCACCAAAGAACTTCTCACCGCCTCGCAGCTCGGCTTGGCCTACGACGGCACCACGACAGCCACGGTTGGCTATGTGTCGGTCGCGTCGGGCGAGCTTGAGTTGGTGGTCTGTACCGAGCACGATGCCGTGCTGGGCGGGACGGTGCTACCGGGTACCGGGCCGTTTCGCTTCCACGTTCTGCCCTGGTTGACCGCCGACGACCCCTACGCCACCACGATGGTGAACTGCTACGTGCGCGGGAATGCCCACACGCCCTGGGTTCTCGTCGCCACGACGCAGCCACTACACAATACCAGTGTCGGCGTCTTCGTGGCCGTCGGCACGCTCGGCAGCGACTACGCGCTCGGCATAGGTGAGAAGCTGCAGGCCCGCTATACGGCGGTTTCCAATTCCGTCGCTGGTGTCATCGTCAACCTGACGTACAACGATCCCCAGCACAAGAGCTACATCGAGATACCGGCGGTCATCGGGTACGCGGGGACCGACGACCACAACCAACTCATTAACCGCTTCTGGCGAGGCAATCCGACGCCCGAACTACAACACGACGCCGAATCGGTGGATCCGCCAGAGCCCGCTGAAATCACCACGGTTGCGGGTTTTCTCACGTTGCCGTCGAAATGTACGACCGTCGTGCAGCTCATGGGAACCGAGCCGCTTCTCGGCATCTCCACCCGCGAGGGTAATTATTCCAGTATTCCGCTGACACTTTTCATCATGCAGGCCACGACAACGGACCCAAAAAACCCCGCCCGTGAACCATTTCGGGTTCTGACAAACGAAGCTGACATGACCGGGTATGCTGGTTTTTCTGCAATGAATTTCGGCATGATGGGCATGGGGCCAGCGGCAGTAGATAACGAGCCTCCTAACTACGAATTGACTCGCTACAGTTGTCTTCAACTTATCTGCCTCGGCGGCAATTGGTGGCCCGTGGCCCCAGCCTTCGTCTATCAGTCACCGTGAGAACACAATGAAACAACGTACTTTCAGCTTGCCCCTCGCAGTGGTCGCTGTGCTGGCAATCGGTGGGGGTATCGCCTTCGGTCTTGGCAGCGTCCTCTATGAGGACCCGTCGACTATGCGGTCGATTCCCAAAAAGACAGCCGCCGGCTTTCTCGCGACGGCCGACGGCGGCGTGGTCAACGTGATGAACAGCCCCGCGCCCACGGCGGTTGGGCAGGTCTTCCGCATCACAACCCCCGGCAACAACGCGAGTGGCACCTGGCAGAACATCCCAGACGGCGGCGCTCCCCTGAGCAATGCCGTACCGCCCGTCGGAACCTTCGGCGGTGCTGGTTGGGCCGGCGATGCCGGCGTGGCCATGCGAGGAAACGCGATTGCGCCTTTGCCGGCGTTGCCCGTAGCCAGCACGACGGGCGCAGGAGTCGTGCAGTTTGACACGACATTGCCGCTTGCGGATGGCGTGCCGAGCGCGGGCAGCGGAGGCTTGTCGTTGCAGAGCACGCATGTGCATCCGCCTGTCCCCAATGCGTCGGGAATCTATTACATGAAGGGCACAGGAGGGGTAACGCCCACTGTGTTGTCGCGAGTGAACAACGCAGCAGCGGACACGGTGACTTTTACGATCACCAGCGCGTCCAATTTTGTATCGGCTTCTACAACTACAGGAGATCCTGGGTTGCAACTATGGCCGGCTGGCCCCTTTGGTTTGCGGCTATTTGCGAAGGCGACTGGCAGTTATCATATCAAGTTCAAGGTATATGACGCGGAAGGAGGGGGGCTACATGCAAGTAGCGCATATTATGCGCTACCCTCCGTAGGTAGCATGACTGAGTATGATCTGTATGCTTCCTCCGCCACTGATGTGGCATATGCCAGTCCACCGCGAATTAACGTAATACTGAGCGCGTACGCAGACTCAGGTACTGTCTCACTGACGCTTGGAATAGGGGCGTCCGCATCTACTAGTATTTCTGTCCCATGGCATCCCCAGGGGATCACTAATTTTTACGGGGGCTCCGGCGGCAACATCTCCCAAGTTCCTTGCGTCGGCACCTACACCAACATCACCACCAACACCGGCACGAGCACGGACGTCAAGCTCTGCACCATCCCAATTTCCTCGACCACCGCCCCAAGCCTCGTGCAAATCTCCACCGCGACGCCGCTCATGGACGCCGCGAGTGGGAACGCTGGCAACGGCCTGCAGTGTAGCGCCTGGAACCACGTCCACCCGAATTCGCAGTCGGGCCTCATCTACTACGCAACCTCGGGCGCCGGGTTCTCCACGACATTACCCGTCACCACGACCGAACTCACGCAGGCGATGGCGAGCGGCTCGGCCACCATCAACGTCGCGACGTCCTCGGGCACGCCGGGACTCAGCGTCTGGCCGGCGGGCACACTCAACTTTGACGTCTGGGCGTACATGAGCGCGATGGGCGGCGGCTGCACTTACAAGCTGAACGACTTCCAGGTGGCGGCCGTGCGTGGTGCCTCAACGGCATACCAGACCGGCGGCGGCTCAGCGGGTGCGACGCTCACGGGCAGCTATGCGGAGTACAAGTACACCGTGCCTGTCAGCCAGTTAACCGGCACATCGACCGACATTTTCAAGACGCCGTTGATCGTGACCAGCACCAACAGCCCGACCTGCAACGCCGCGACTCTGCACATCGGCGTGGGGACCGGCCAGGCGACCAACATCGGGACGTTGTTCTACCAGGTGCCGAGTTTGGACGGCGTCGAGTACCAGGTGAACAAGGGCGCGGCCAACGGGTATTGCCCGCTGGATGCGGGGGCCTTGGTGCCAGTGACGAACCTGCCCGCCGGGACCGAGTTGGTAGCTGGCACCATGAGTGCGGCCGACAAGACCAAACTCGACGGCATGGTCAGCGATACCTACGAGGTGAAGGCCGCCGCCGGGACTACACCGGGCTACCTTGGCGACGTTGTGGAGAGTCCTGACAGCAGCATTACGTGGGGGCTGTCGGGCAATTACGTGACGGCGGCCGCAAACTTTGGCACCGACGCCAGCCAGGTCTGCAGCGGTGCTACGTGCGCGGGCCTGCAGAATCAGCTTCCCGCGTGTGCGCCTGGACAGATCGAACAGTTCGGCACTATAACGCAGACGGGGACGTACACCAACGCGACCACCAGCCGAAGCTGTCAGAACCTTCCCAGCTACGTGTCCCCTCCTCCGGTGAGCACCGTCCACAACGTCGCGACCTCGATCAGCAGCTCGACTCTGACGGCACTTGCGACCGCCGTGCTGGGCGACAATGTCCAGGTTACGCTGCCAGTATCCTCGACTACGGCGCCTGGCATCGCACAGAGGGCCACAGATGGTCGCATCGCTGCCGCGGCCGGCACGGCGTCCAGCACGGTAACTCTCCTGCTGGCGGCAGATGCCAAGGTCGCGCGCTCAACCAATCGCAACATTTCGACCACGACCGCAACCGCAACCGCAACCGCATCGTCAACCGCAACCGACGTGCTGGGCTCGGACGCGCAGGTCGTACTGCCTGTTGCCTCTGCGTCCACGCAGGGCATCGCCAAGGTTAGCAGCAATGCCATCATCGCCAGCTCGACCCTCACCGGGACAGCAACAGCATCGTCAACGGCTGGCGCAACCTGTATGCCGGCGGATGCGACGGCAAACGGGGACCACATGGTGAGCGTGGCGGCTGGGTCGATACCGTACTACCTGGGAGACGCTGTCTACGGGAACGCTGGCACTGGAGTAGGAGGCACCCCAATCGCGGCAAGTGTCGTCGACGAAGGAGGAGGAGACAAATCCGTCATGCTCACCGCACGGGCTGGCTCCTCCTCGGTGAGCGGCATGGTTCAGCTCGACCCCAACGCACCGCCTGCCCTCGACGGTGGACCGGCCACCATCGGCTCGCGCGGGCTTGCAGCTGACTCGGGCAACAAGCCC